ACTGCGGTTGAGACCTATCTCACGGCGGTGCTGGCCGATGCGAAGCACCGCACGTCGGGGATCAAGTTCGACGTGAACGTGCTCGGCATTCTCAGCGACACGCGCGGCGATCTCGTGGGGACTTTCAGGATCGCGGCGGAACAGATGCGGGAACTTGAGCGGGATTTTGAGTGAGGGGGACGATCGTGGACACCGAGATCAACGAAGACCTGAAGACCCAATTGCTGAAGACGCTTGAGGCGGGCCTCACGGAAGACGGCCTCAAGCGGATGAAGAAGCACGTCCAGAGTTTCCTCGACGAAATCGAGTCCGACATCGAATACCGCATGAAAGACGACCTCGCGCCGATGCTTGCGGGTTACGTCTCCGACATGGTGACCCGCACGATCGACGCCATTCTCAAAGGCAACGAGAGCGAGATCAGGCGCTACCTACATTGCGAGGAACGCGGATTTCATGGCCGCAGCACCGATACCTACACTGACCGCGAGATCGCGCGCCAACATCCCATCATTCACGCCAAGCTTCACGAGAATAGCTGCGTCGCCCTGCGCCACATGATCGTGGATGCGCATCGCGACCTGATCACGAGCGAGCGCATCAAAGACTTAGAGGATCAGGTCAAGTCGCTGGTGGCGCAGGTCAACAAAGCTGAGGCCGAGCGCGAGGCCATGTGGGAACGAGTGAGGGCGTTCGCATGACCGTCCTCCTCACCTGCGCCCTTGTCTTCGCCATCGGCTTCCAGGCCGGCGCTCTTTTGTTGGCGACGAGCCTGATCTTGACGGAGCGGGACACGGAGCCCGCGCCGATCCCGGCACCGGAGGGGCGGATGTTTCCTAGCTATCAGCGCTATTTGCTGGCGCAAGTGGAGTTAACACAATGAATACACAAGCCATTGCCATGCGGCCAGAGGCCGAAAACACGGCGCTCGTCCACATGATCGAGCGCGTGGCGCGGGATGTCTCATTCCCGATCGACCGGCTCGAAAAGCTTATGGAGATGCACGAGCGCGTATCGGCCCGCAACGCCGAGTCTGCTTGGAACGAGGCCATGGCTGCGGCGCAGACGGAAATGCGGCCAGTCGTCAAGGACGCCGATAATCCGCAGACGCGATCCAAGTATGCGAGCTACGCCGCGCTGGATCGCGCGATCCGCCCGACTTACACGAGCCACGGCTTCGCCCTGAGTTTCAATACCGCGCCAGACGCCCCCGAAAACCACGTCCGCGTGATCTGCGACGTGATGAACAAGGGTCACTCGCGCCGATATTCCATCGACATGCCAGCCGATGGCAAGGGGGCCAAAGGCGGCGACGTGATGACGAAGACCCACGCCACAGGCGCCGCAGTCACCTACGGCATGCGTTATCTCCTCAAGATGATTTTCAACATCGCCACGGGCGAGCGGGACGACGATGGGAACGGCGCCGGAGGTGGTGACACCCTGAGCGACAAGCAGATCGAAACAATGCAGCGCCTCATTCAGGAGAGCGGCTGCAACATTGAACTCTTTCTAAAACTCGCCAACGCGCCGAGTGTCAGCGATATCAGGGCCACCAAATTCGCCGAAGCCGTTGGTTGGCTGGAGCGCAAGATAGCGGCGAAGCGGGGTGCGCCATGAGGCAGAAATGAGCGATTGGAGAACTACGCACGGTTTATCTAAAACGCCAGAATACAGGGTGTGGGCTAGCATGTGGCAGCGCTGCTCCAATCCTAACAATCTGCGATACAACCGCTATGGAGAGCGCGGAATAGGCATTTGCGAGCGCTGGGAGAAATTTGAAAACTTTCTTGCCGACATGGGGCCGCGACCCTCGAAAGGCCATTCGATTGATCGAAAAGACAATGAAGGAAATTACGAGCCGTCCAATTGTCGCTGGGCGACCCGATCGGAGCAACAGAAGAATAAGGGCGGATACCGCGCTGACCATTCTTTGCCTAGAGGCGACAAACATTGGACAAGGCAGAACATCGCCAAGGCCCAAGATGTAGCCAGAGCCAATATAGTGAAAGCGCACAAGTTTGGTTCGGAAAATGGGAATTCTCGGCTGACCGAGGTCAGGGTTAGGGAGATTAGGTCGCTTATTGCGGCGGGTCGGTCCGACACGTCGATAGCTCAAGACTTTGGCGTCCGGCCCGGCACGATTTGGTTTATTCGAGCCGGGAAGCATTGGAGACACGTGCAATGACTATTGAAAACGGTAGTGCCCCTCAGGGCACCCAAGAGTGGCGGCAACTGCGTTGCGGCAAGGCAACAGCCAGCCGCGTCGCGGACATCGTTGCCAAAACAAAAACTGGTTGGGGTGCATCTCGCGCCAACTACTTGGCCGAACTGATCGCCGAGCGTCTCACCGGGACAGTAGCCGAAAGCTACACCAATATCGCCATGCAATGGGGCATCGATAAGGAACCCCAGGCGCGAGCCATCTATGAGTTTCTAGGCGACGAGCAGGTCACGCAGGTCGGCTTTGTCGAGCATCCAACAATTGCAATGGCCGGGTGTAGCCCTGACGGACTCGTTGGCGCTGACGGCCTCCTCGAAATAAAAGCGCCGAGCACCGCGACACACATTGATACGCTTCTCGGCGATGTCGTCTCATCCAAATACATCACGCAGATACAGTTTCAGATGGCCTGCACTGGCAGGCAATGGTGCGACTTTGTGAGCTTTGATCCGCGCCTGCCTGAAGCCATGCAGCTTTTCGTGAAGCGCGTTCCGCGCAACCAAGCCGTCATCGCAGAACTCGAAACCGCCGTGCGCGAATTCCTTTCCGAACTCGATGCGAAGGTCGCGGCACTCACCAAGATTTATCAGAGGGAGGCCGCATGAAAGCGCCCTATCTTGATCGCGCACTTCTCCGGGCCATTCTTCACTATAACCCGGATACAGGCGTCTTCACTTGGCTTGATCGCGCCGACATGCGCCCTCAATGGAATGGCCGCTATGCCGGTAAGCAAGCTGGATTCGATACGACAACAGACGGCAAGCACTTCTATCGATCCATCCGCATTTTCGACTGGCCGTTTATGGCCCACCGCCTGGCATTTCTTTATATGACCGGTAAATGGCCTAACCAGATTGTTGATCATGCCGACCTCGACGGATTAAACAATAAGTGGCGCAACTTGCGACCAGCAAATAAAATCCAGAATGGAGCCAATGCTCGTCTGTCGCGCAGTAACAAGAGCGGATTTAAGGGCGTGTCGCGCGATGCTACCGGACGGTTCCGCGCAACGATCCAAGAAAACGGCCGACAACAATGGCTCGGCTACTATGACACCGCAGAAGAGGCACATGCGGTCTACCTGAGCGCCGCAAAGGAAATCCATGGCGAATACGCGAGGTCGAGATGACGACTATTCCTCCAATCTGCTGTGCTTGGGACGGCGAAGCATTTATTCCCCTGCCTCGCTTCGCGAAGACTTGTGATCGCGAATTTGTAATCGGTCAAAATTATCCGCTTATCGTACATGAAGAACGGTCACGGGCGAGTCATTCGCACGAATTCGCGTGGCTGCATGATGCGTGGCTCAACCTGCCGGAAAGTCTCGCTTCGCTCTATCCCTCGCCGGAGCACTTACGCAAGCGCGCCCTGATAGAGGCCGGGTTCTACGACGAGCAGATTGTGGACGCTGGAACCAAGGCGGCGGCGATCCGCGTGGCGACTGCATTCCGCTCACGCGAGGAGTTTTCCGTCATCATCGTGCGCGGGTGTCTGGTGGTGCTGCGCACAGCTAAGAGCCAATCGCGTCGATCAATGGACAAGAAGGATTTCCAGGCAAGCAAGCAAGCGATCATGGAGGTGATCGCTGCCATGATCGGCGTGACGCCGGAATCGCTCTCACAGAGGGCCGCATAATGGCCTATCGCATCGCGGCCCCATCCCCGCCCAGCAGCCTGTTCAAATCCGCACGCCTTCTCAGAGAGCGGCGCAAGGACCTGGGCCGCAGTCCCCGCCAACGCAACGAAGCGCATCTGGGGGCTGTTCGGTTACTGCCGTGTTTGGTTTGCGCGCGATCTCCCGTTGAGGCGGCACATATCCGCATGTCGGCACCGGGGAAGCCGAACGCGGGGATAGGAGCACGCCCAGATGACAGCGCCACCGTTCCGATGTGCCACGAACATCACATGGAACAGCACGGCGAGGGGGAGAGAAACTTTTTCGACCGCATCGGCATCGATGCCCTGAAATTGGCCGCAGCGCTCTACCGGGCTAGCCCGAACGTGGCACGGATGCGGGAGATTGTGCTCGCACATCATTTGGTGGTGACGATCAATCTGGGTGGAGGGCGGTCATGAGCGGCGACAAGAAGTTACAGCAGGCCGGTCGCCTCGCGTTGCGCCATGAAGGCAAGATGTGGAACGCCTATTTCGCACTTCCGAACACGATGGATGGCGCCGTTTTTCTCGGCTCTATCGCAATAGCTGCGGTAATCGACAACGTGAACCGGAAAGAGGATTTCATGCGGCTGATGAAAGGCTTCGTCGCCGATATCCTCGCGGATCGAGCGGGTGCCAGGCTGCTTTGGTGGGATGCGCACGAGGCCCCGGAATCCGAGAGGGGCGGCCACGCGTGACCTTCGCATTGGAAATCTATCTCGCAATGGCCTTCGGCGTCGGCGCCGGATGGCTGCTCTGCGCGCTGTTCACCACAGGTCACCGCGCCGACGATGCGGAGGACATCAGACAGGCCAGGCTCAAGCTCGACGGCAGCCGCGCACTCAACCGCGCCTTGACCGAGGAGAACGAGCGCCTGCAGGCCGAGCTTTCGGAACTGAGCGCGCTTCGTCGTGATGGCTGGACGCTGAGGAGGAACTTGCAGTGAAAGCGCCTGTCCAAGAAGTGGCCGACGACATCTTGGCCCCGGAATTCAGGCAGCCCGTCAAGACGCTTGGCGAAGCTCTCGATGTCTTGGGATGGGAACACATCGACAAGCCGATCTGCTGCGGGTCTGAAGTGACAATCAGATCACTTCTCGGGAGCGCATACTTTGCGCAATGCCGGACATGCAAGAAGTTCGTTCTCGACGTAACCGGGCCGAAATTTGAAGGAGGCTCGGTGCGCTTCATGGATGGCGACAAGGTCGATCTCGAAACCGATCGTAGGTGGATTGCTGGAGTCGAGCCCAAGAACTGCCCTGCCTCATAGAGAGGCTGAAAGTGCTGCGGAGAGACCGAGCCCATGAAAATCACGATCGAATCCACCGCCAAGATCGTCACCTTGATCCAAGGTCGCAGCGAGATTGCAGCCAGGGTCTGGCAGGGCGCGACCGACAGCGGCATTCCGGTGCAATGCTTCATCACCCGCATCGCGCCGGAAGTTCCCAAGACCGATCCGCGCATCGACGAACTGACAGCAGAGTTCGAACGCGAACTCAGGCGCTGCGCCGACCCACGCATCACGGTCGACGCGATCCCGCTGCGGTTCATCATCTGAGGCAATTCGCATGAACATGCACAATTTCCCCCTTGGTCCCGCCAAGCCCGGCGACGGACCATCGCCTGACCGGGACTGTTCAGCCGGTCCCGGTCAGGGCTTCATTGAGAAAAACTCGATTCCAGAACCCAATAGCGGTTGCTGGATTTGGACCGGAGTCGTGGACAATCACGGATACGGCAGAGCTTGGTTTAGGGGCGAGAGAATAGCGGCGCATCGCCTGTCATGGAGAATAATAAACGGAATCCTTCCGGGGGGTGCATGTGTTTGCCACCGCTGCGACAATCCGATTTGCGTCAATCCAGATCATTTATTCATTGGGAGCCATGGCGATAACTCGCGTGACATGGTTAGGAAGACTAGGCAGGCCTTTGGCGGAAAAAATGGAAATGCAAAGCTAACTGCCGCCGATGTCATCGCGATTAGGTCGGACCCCAGAGGGTGCAGGAAACTAGCAAAAGTTTTCGGCGTGCACCGAACAACAATTCATTATGTGCGCCGTAAAACATGGCGCCTCATCGGAGGCGACAATGGCTGAGTTGGACAGAATCGGAACTATGGCGCCGACTTCTACCGCCGGCGTTGAAATAGTTCTGCAGGGCGCGCCGCAATATCAACCCCGAGTCGCGGCGCGCCCCCTTTATCTCACCAACGGAGAAGAGCAATGCCAGCCAAAATGCGACACTGTTTTTTCTGCGGCGCAGAACTCGGCGTCTATGCATACCACGACCCGCTCGACACCTGCGGAAAGGCCGAATGCAACCGCGAGGCCAGTGACGCAGCGCGACAAGAACGCGACGAAGCCCACGAACGCCTCGACCGGGATATGGGCTGGAGCGACTGGCGCTGACATCACCCCAGGCCCGGCCGCGATACGCGATGCGCTCTTTCGGTGTGCTGACGCGATGGCGGACGGATTCGGCCGCGACTGGGAGCGAGAGGAAATCGAACGCAGGGCGCGGGCGTGGGAACAGAGGCAACGGCAATGATCGACAATATCGACAAGCTTCGCTGCATCGAGCGCGAAATCAACATGCGCAAGGCCGTTTATCCGAAATGGGTGGCCGCCAAAAGGCTTTCGCAGGAAAAGGCCGACCGCGAGATCGCGGTGATGGAGGCGATCAAAGAGGATTACCTGAATGGGATCATGCATAAATGACCCTCCCAGACACCGTCCCTCCCGAATGCCAATGGAAGCGCCTCTGGGCGCTCCGTCACGACATTCCCCTGCGCTGGCGCGGTGGATGGGCAGATCGCAGAGCCAAGTGGCAATCGATCGAATGCAATCTGTTCCACGGCCTGCCGACGAAGGCCATGCGGGCGTGGATCGAGCAGGGGCAACAATGAAAGCCATCAGCCTGTGGCAGCCATGGGCCAGCCTTTGGCTCTCGCCTGCGAAGGTCCACGAAACCCGAAGCTGGGGCACGCCCTATCGTGGCGAGTTACTGGTTCACGCCGCGAAGCGCGCCGCGGAGAGGGACGACGATCTCGACGCGCTTGTGCGCAAGTACGGGCTGAAACTCCCGACCGGCGGCATCATCGGAGTCCTGACGCTCGTTGACTGCCGCCAGATGAAGCACACGAGGCCGGAGAACGAAGACGATTTTATCTGCGGCTATTGGAGCAACGAGCGGTTAGCATGGAAGCGCGGCGCCTTTCGGATGTTCGAGCGGCCGATACCCTATCGCGGCATGCAGGGATTGTTCGAGGTGCCGGACACCATCTGGATCGAGCGAGGCGCCGCATGACCATCCGCTTCCACCTTCCGCCCGGAGGCGACGTGCCGAGATGAGCTACGATCGCCCGCCCGGCTTCAATCCGTCGCGTAGACGGCTTCAGGACAAACCATGCGCATTCTGTGGTAAGATATTTAGGCCACAGTACGCCTTAAAACTGTTTTGTTCTAGAAGTTGCGCCGCAAATGCATTGAAGGATCAGTCCAATCTCATTGGACTTCGTTTTGGCTTCCTCACGGTTGTTAGGAAGCTTGAAGAAGAGCGCGGTCCAACAACGTGGTTATGTCTTTGCGTTTGCGGAAAGCACGCTACCGCGACATCTAGTCGCCTTACGCATGAACGAAAACGCAGCTGCGGCTGCCTAAAACAGGCGATGATCAATCAATCGAAGATAACGCACGGAATGTCTGGAACACCAGAACATAAAATCTGGAAAGACATGATCAAGCGCTGCGAGAATCAAAACAATCGCGCCTATGTGGACTATGGCGGTCGCGGCATTACGGTATGTCCAGAATGGAGATTATCGTTTCAGGCATTCTATGAGCATATCGGGCCGCGGCCGGCTCCGGACCTAAGTGTTGACAGAATTGACAATGACCGAGGTTACGAGCCCGGCAATGTTCGTTGGGCTACCCGTAAGGAACAGGCGAACAACAAACGGAAACGTCGTTGGCAAAGGAAGCCGAAAGATGTCAACGCGAGCTTGTGATCACCCAAACTTTATCGCACCATTCCAGGACCTCTCGACCTTGGCGAAGCACATCTGCACGGGCGAGTCCACGATCGAGAAC